TTCACACTACCGTCCCTCCAATCTTAACACGTCTATAATTTGTGCACGTCTACCAGCTTGATTTTTAGCAGGAGTGATTCCTCTTTCTTCAAGCCATTTTATATCTTGTTTCGCCTTGCAAATGGAAATAGCTTGTTTTGTGTATAAAGCTTCTTCATATGTTACACCATACTTGTCAGAAAACGCAAGTGCAGAGTTACAATCACGGCAAACAAGGCGAAGATCGTCCTCAGTTACATACAACAACCTCTCAACAAAACCTTGAATATCCTCCGTACAATTGAGCTGTCCTGCCGGGGTGATGTGATCTACGTTAATGTCTTTTAGAACAAAATCGTTATTACACATAGAACACGTAGCACCCCAAACAGTTGGTTTGTTTCCTTTGTGATTAGGGTTTGTTATCTGCTTACGAAGTTTCTTGATCAAGTTAAGCTTCACAGGATGCCTTGACCAAGCTTTGCGTAAACAACCTCTTAAAAACGTGAAGAAAGCAGTAGAATTTTTCCATGGAGTGTCTGTTCCCCAAGGTTCTTTAACATTCACCTTACCAACTCCAATAATTATCAGCCCAGTCACGCAGAGAATCCAACTCAGGTTCATCCTCTTCTGTTGTTACAGAAAGGGCTGAAACAATCTCTGCAATCAAATGAGGGTTGATGTAACCGTAGTATTCCTCTGGTGTTTGACTTGATTCAACTAGGAATTTAATTAAATCTTCCCTGAAACTTGCTTTACTCATAGTAATCACTCCCACTTATAATCAAACTTCTCAGTGCGTTGCTTCTTCACTGTATGTGCAGGAATAATTTGCTCTGGAACAAGTTCTTCATATTCTTCCACTTTATAGAAGTCCATAGAATCCCAATCACAACCGTTCCAATCCTCATAGATACCGCCAAGCGTTACACAAACATTGAGAAAGTCGGAAGCATCAACGCCTTCGTCTTTCAGTGTATCGATGTCAGCTTGTTTAAAAGTGTAAAAACAACTTGCGTAGAATGTGCAGCCCTTACGATGCTCTGTCTCCATCTCGCCAAGTTCAGATACATATTCTTCAAGATAATCTTTAGTGATCTTAGTTAGTTCAGTCATAATCTATCCTCACTTTAGTCCAGTTTTAAGATATTTTTCAATATCCCACTTGTCTTCATCACTGCGGAGTAAATACAAGAAGAATCCCATCTCCTTCATACGATCATACCAGTCTTCCTCCCAAGCAGCAGAATAACATTCGTAAACTCGCATTGCTAGCTCTTTCTCTGTATTACAATCTGCCAACACTTTCTCTGCTGTCGCTTTACCTACACCATTCACGCGAACATTGAAACGCTCTTTTGTGATATCAGAGAGTTTTTCAATCCCCGGAATATTGTCGGCACTATCGCCCTGCAACATTTGGATAGCAAAGTTTTTAGATTGAGTAAAGCTGTCGTTCCAGAAAACACCATCCTCTAGCTTATTGTAGTTAAGAAGAAGTCCACGACTATTTGCTGCTAGGTCTTTATCACAGAACGCTAAGATATGTGTTGCACTGTCTTGAGAACGTGACTTCAAAGCCTTAGTGTAACTCTGCCATGACAAGATATTACAAACATCATCTGTCTCTCTACCTACACCATAAAGAATCCTGTCTTTGTATTTCTTAACAAAATACTCTCTACATTCCTCAAACAGAAGAGGCTTCTCTGTACGGTGCCCTTTGTAGTTCACATATTTAGATTGAAAGTCTTTACGAAAGTTTCCTTCGCCTTCAATACAGACTAGATAATCTGAACAGCCGGAAGCCTCTACAATTTTCTCCACTTTCTGCTTGATTGATTGGAAAGCAAACCGTGGTTCTGCATCGGGCTTAATTTCAGACTTAGTTTCACAACTGTAGTTTGCCTTGTCTCGATTGTTATCTTTCACCCACTCATTAAATGCTGTCTTAGATTCAAACAGGCGTTGTGAACCGTGTTCAATGTTTGTGACTAAGCACTTATTGTCTTGTTGTTGGGCGGCTGAGCTATAGAGGATCGTATCCGCATCCACGATCAGTAGTCTACTCACCCCCCACCTCCACCAACTTAAACTTCTTCAGCACTTCACACAAGTCCTCAACAACCTCCTCATCTAGAACACTTATTACTTCAAGAGTGATGCAGTTATTTGGTTCTAGACGAATTGTAGCACCTGTACAATACTTAGGAAGTTGCAGTATTTCAGAAATCTTCTTTACACTTTCAATGCTAATATTCATTCACCCTCTTCCTCAAATAAAGCAATCAAATCACTAAGATTTGTAACATGATCATCTAGAAAATCAAGAAGCTCTTCGTAGTATTCAATAAGATCGCTTTGGGTCTCTACGTCTGGAAATTTCATTCTATCACCTCCCGTAAGTTGAAAGATAAAGCTTACCAACTTTCCCAGTCACTTCTGTAAACTTCTTATGAGCTGATGCAACATTCTCAGACCACTTACTTTCATCAATTTCCGAGTAACTGTAATCGTAACATCTTTGCACCAACACACCAAACAAGCAATCTTCATAATCTGCATCGTAGTAAGGACTGACAACATAAAGACCAGAATCCTCTACGTGCTGGTAAACATCCTCAACACCCTCAAAGTAATCATCAAGTTCGTCTTTAGTAAGTCCAACAACAATACGTGCTGAATATTCAATACCCATTTAAATTCTCCTTTAATGTGAATAAGCCCCACATAAAGCAGGGCTTTGGTTTATTGCTTAGGAATAACGACGCAAATCAAGAATACCGATTCTGAATCTCTTCAATTTCCTCAAGCTCTTCAATCTTTTCTTTGAGATTATCTTGAGAAGCTTTTGCTTTTGCCGCTTTCATCACCTTTTTAACTGTTTCTTTGTCCAAACCGCCTGTGTTGTATTCTTTGTGGAAAACAAACTCACCTTTCAGTTCAGAGAGGTCTTCCTTCAGAGTCAGTAGCTCTTGCTCCAGTTGGTAAGTGCGGTTAAACAGTGCTTGTGGGTCTTTTACTTCGCTCATATTTATTTCTCCTTAGTTAAATAGTTCAATTCGTTCTTGCAGAACTTCATAATAATCTTCCATCACTTGTGATTGAAAGAACAGCAGGTCTCGTTCACGTTCTGGAAGTGTTTTGTAAAAATCTGTTTGGATGAAATCAAGAAGTTTCTCCAACTTTTCACCCAAAGCTTCTTTTTCATCTACTACTCTTTGTTGATGCGGCTGCATTGTTTATCTCTCCTTCAATTTATTTAAAATGGGCTGCTGTGTAAGCCAGCCCTTTGTTTCAAGTTAGATCAGAATGGAAGGCTTTCATCCAGATCGTCATCCATAGATTCAACCTCAGCTTGCGCTTTAGGACGTTCCTGTTGCACTGCTTGCTCCACAGCAGGCTCCGCTTTCTTCACCTTGTAACTCACACCCAGTACATCGTCATCAACACTATCAGATGATGTAGCAGTTTCATAAGCAACGTGCTCAATCACTTGCAGAGTGTCTAGAGTCACAACTAGCTGACCATCACGATTTTTGTAAGCAAACAGCTTGATGTTACACACACTACCGTTACCTACGTTCTCAGTGAAAGCATTGCCGTCTTTATCAATGACGTTGACAGTTTGCTTATTACCTTTCTTAGAGAACTCAGGACGGGTAACAGTGAAGCCCCACATACCTTCTACTTCGTCATAGTTCAGCTTACCCTCTTCAACTTGAGAAGACAGGCCATACTTGATCCGCTTAGGCGGTTTCGAAGTTTTTGTTACACCAACCTTAGCAAAGGTCTTGTTCACTGCAACTTCGTCTTCCAGCTTGTCTTTAGTTTGTTCATCAATAAAGACAGTGACGCTGAACTCTTTCTCCTCGGATTGATACTTCTTCTTCACTTCGTGAACCACCGGATAGAACACTGGAACATTCTTTAGGTAGAGATTGTAGGTTTCCAGATCACCTTTCTTCGGAAGTTCTTTCAGTACGATGCTAGTTTCTTTAGCCATTATTTGTTTCCTCATTTTAGTTGCGTTTAAAGTCGCTATGTTAGTAGGACATTTTCGTTGCTTCAATGTCGTCCGTGACGTGTTTCGTCCATGTCTTTAGAATTATAGCACACATCGTATGCCTAATTCAATGATTATTTTACATGAACAGTAGAGTTAGCCAACCCATCCCTACAGCTACAAGGTAAAAGAAGATGTACATGAAAAGTCGTGTCACATGTTCACCAAAGCTTTTACGTTCTTTATTATCACTTGTGTCAAAGTCTTTTGGTCGCATCTTCAAGAATGAAGTTACAATCATCAAACCATAGGCATGTGCATAACCAATGGCAGGAAGTCCGATTGGAACAATAAACCAAGACCACAGAGTTGAGAATGCCCACGCACCTACAAAGATACTCAGAATTGTTAGAACAACAATGGCAATGATTTTACCAAATGCTTCCATTATCGAACCTCGCGTTTAGTTTCCAACACATATTTACTTTGGACGATCTTTACATGGTCAAAACCAAGAGCCTTAGCTTCTTGTTTCTCACGCCGAGCATCTTCACGACTACCATGTCGTACACTACAAACATCGCCAATAATTACATCATAGGTATAAATGTTTTTCATTTTATTACTCCTCTTCATCTACAGTATCAAAGAACCAAGAACTTTCAGTATCAACCTCATCAATGCCACTATAGCACCACTCCTCATTCATTGCTACATACTTTTCCGCCTCTTCTTCTGTACGGCATCGACGTGTTGCTG